AGTTTACGCACGTCAATACCGGGGTGCGCTTTTTGAGAAATACCGTATTTAGTATAACCGCCGGTATCAGTTGTTGGGCCACCTTCAAGATTGAGCGTTCTGTAAAAGTTTTCCATAAACGCAGGAGAGTAATTACCTTTAACAGCGCCCTCATCAGCATACCCAGTGATGCCGCCTTCTTTCATGCCTTTGAGGTTGTTGGCAGGCAAAGCTCCAATGCCTTGTTCTTCAGGCAACTTAGTGGCTTGTTGTTCAGGTTCGGGAGCCTGCTCCATAGAACCCGCTCCTTGTAGCGGGATACCCGTAGGCATGTTGGGTGCCTGTGGAGGTCCCATCTGTGCCAAATCTTGTTGGACAACAGGAGGTTTAGCTTGCCCAGCTTGCTGCGCCATCGCCTCTGCACGCATCTGTTTGCGGTCTTGGCTTTCTTGGAATGCCAAAGGGAAAATGTATGGATCGTTCTGATGCATTGCAGCGTACTGTTGCAACTCTTTATCCGGCATCATCCGGAGTTTAGAACTGATTTGTTGTGGTGCAATGCTCATGATTTCTCCATCTTAGCAAGCGCCAGTGCTGTAAGGCCACTAGATTCTTTAGGTTTTTTTTTCTTGATTTCACCACCCTTAGCCGCTTTAAACGCACCAAGTCCTGCGGCAGTCAACCCCACACCTGCCACTTGTGATAGAACACTTGGCGGAGCCTGATAGATATTGCTCGTGGTATTTGTCATCGGCAACCCTCGCAACAGATTGGACATAAAGTTCAACTGATTGCCTTGATAGTTCTGCGCGTTCATAAAGCACTGATACTGCTGATTAAGTACGTTCTGTGCTTGCTGTTGTTGTGTACCGCCCAACTGAGCTTGCAAACCAGTAATGCCAAGGTTTTGGTTGTATTGAGCGTTGCCTAACGTGCCCAAAGTATTAGCCGCTTGGTTAGCCGTATTCAAACCTTGAAGTCCAAGGTTGGCACCAAACTGGCCTTGTTGTGCGTTGAGGTTAGCAGCCGCTTGGCATGCAGCTTGTTGAGCCGTGAATGCTTTCTGAGCGCACTGATATGCCGTGTTGTATGCGTTGCCAACCAAATTTTGTTGAGCCAATTGATTGGCTTGGTTTTGAGCACCGGTCAATACTGCGCAACGTGCACCGCCGAATGCGCCATAGCCTACGGCTTGAGCTTGGTTCTGAGCCTGTTGTTGACCTTGTTGCTGACGCATCAGTGCAAGTTGGGGAGCCAACGCGCATTGCAAATAAGGGTTCATGTAAGAGCCAATGTTGCTCTTACCTGTTGCGGGGTTGGTTGCTAAACCTTGTTGTGCGGCATAGGGATTGTAGGTGTACCCTGTGTTAAGAGCACCGAGTCCTGCTTCGCCTGCCATCGCCGTTGCACATTGCAACTGTGGAGAACCCTGCATCAACGCAGCATTCTGGAACGCCTGTTGTTGAAGAGGTGTGAACTGCGCTATTGTGCAACCTTGATATTGCAAATAGGGGTTTTGTGTGGTGCAGGTGTAAGCAGCCGCTTGACCCAGCATGGTCTCGACATACGGCGCCGCATAGCAGGGTATCGACGTCTGGGATATGCTGGTTGTGGTTGGAGTGCAAGCCATGTTTATTCCTTATGCGGGAAGATATTGATGTGCGTTGGTGTTGGTCGCTACGGCGTCCTTACCAGTTGTTCTACGGCGCGCATTTTGAATACGATCCATCATTTTGTAAAGTTGACGAGCACCTGCCTCAGTGGATCCGTTGCCTAGTTCAGAAACGATCCGAGCAGGAACCACAAACTCACCATCAGCAAGACGGGCAGGCTCAGGATCATTACTACCAATAGTAGCAGGGATTGAATCCGAGACACCATCGCCCGGACCTCGTAGCAAACGTCCACCATCTGAGTATCCTCCTAGATGTCCTACATTGGGGGTTATCCCGCCCATTGCCATGTGAACACCCATTAAACCGCCAGCAGCAGATTTTGTGGGAGCAAAGGCCGAACCATCAGCATTGTATTTATTGCCGTCTGCTCCTAAATAAGAACCGTCAGACTGCGGGGTGGCCATAATACCGTTAGGCAACTTATACCCTATTGTTTTAGGCGCCATGCCAACAGCTTGGAAATAAGGCAAAGCCACTGGCCCTTTTGCTGGCCCTCTGGGTTGTGTTGTTTTACCCATCAAGAAATCATAGGCCGCTTGTGAACCGCCAGTCAGAGTGTTGTACTCTTGATTGAACTGATCCATCGAAGTTGGCGCAGGATTTGTATAACCTAAACTACCGCCACCTTGCGTATACGCATTTCTTAAACTGGCCATGCCTGTAAAACCCCCAGCAGGAATACCGGGAAGCACAGGAGATGTTGTGATGGTGCCATTGGGGTTTATAACTGTGCCACCACCCATAACGGTTGGACCGGTATTGCCGCCAACACTTGGCATCAATGTTGTTGATGGGGCATAAGAAATGGGTGTAGAAGCTGTTACATTCCCGGGTCCAGTTTGAGTGGTTGTATTATTAGTGGTTGTATTAACAGTAGGTTTCTGTTGCGCCTTTAGTTGCGCTTCAGCCAATGCGTATCTAGCAGCTACTTCATTAGGAGACAAGCCTGTAATAGCCGCCATTTGATTTGTGGATAGATTGTTAGCATCCATGTATTGCGCCCACTGCGTATCGTTTGCGAATGGAGTGTTTGCAGGGGTGGGTCCAAGTTTTGCGCCTTCTTGTTGAACACCAACTGTTTGACTGTAATCTGTACCAATTATGGACGGATCAATACCCAAAGCACTGGCCAATTGCGCAGTAGAAACGCCATTTTGAATCATTTGATTTTGGATACTTTCATATCCGCCGCCACCAGCTTGCTCGGCTGCTGCAACTGCTTGTTGAATTTGAGCATTTGTAATAGCAGTATTGCCTGCATTACCGGCAGCTGTTGTTGCATACTGGCCGGTGGGCATTACAGTGTTGTAATCAGATTGAACAGTTCCAAGACTTGTGCCTAAAGCAGATGCAACTTGTTCGGGCGTAACGCCATATTGGTTCATTGCCGCTGCAATAGCGGCTTGGGATTTTGCGTTGTCTCCGCCAAACTGTTGCTGTTGTTGCTGAACATAATTAACAATATCGGTATTAGAAATAGGTTGAGCAGCTGTTGTGCCGCCAACATCATAACGCCTAATTGCGCCGCCATTTGCAAGCGCCATCAGTCCACCTTGAGCTGATGTTTTAGGCAAACTATAAGATTTCATTCCAGAAGTTAAGTCTTTTAAGTTTTTATCATTGCCGTAAGCATAGTTCCAAACTTGTTGTGGGTTTAATCCCAGATTGTATGCTAACGTAGCATAATTTTGACCAGATGCTAATCCTTGATCTATTAGTGTTTGCAAGTATGCGGGATCAGTTGATTTGGCATAAACACTCGCAACAGCGCTTTCTGGCAAACCTGTAGATTTAGCAATTTGTGCTGGGTTAACACCTTCAGATATTAACTGCTGAACCAATTGTGGCGCAGCTTGCAGCCCCGGTTGGGAAAATGTACTTTGTACAGTTCCATTATTAACTGCGTAATTAGGATTTACTGATGCGAGATATGCTTGAACAGCATCAGGATTTAAACCCAATTGGTAACCAGTGTTTTCTAAACTATTTGGGTTTTGTGTCGGCGATGTGCTTGTTAACTGGTCAATTTGAGCTTGCGTCAATGTATTGGTTGCTGGCATTGCGCTTACATAAGGATCGGGTTGCCCATAATTACCACTTGTAACACCCATAGCTTGATTGACTTGATTTTGGGTCACGCCAAATTGTTGTTCAGCATTGGTCAAAGCCTGACCAGATAAATTATTTTGGGTGATGTAATCCGAAATTTGTTGGTTGGTATATTGTGGCGCAGTAGTAGCGCCGCCACTATCGTAATGGTGAACGCCTCCGCCATGAGCCAAAGCCACGAGACCGCCAGTAGCCCCGTAATTAGCCGCAGTTACAGGGCCTGTGAATTGGTTAGCAGGAGTGATAGGACCAGCCGTCATCTGCCCTGTGTATGGGTTATAACTGTACTGTCTGATATTGCCAACTTTTGCTGCGGGAGCATTGAGCTTTTGTGGAGTAGCCATTGCTTTAAGCGCAGTCAATCCTGCTACACCAGTAATAAGCGGATGCTCAGAAGCGTAGGTTTTTAAGCCTTGCCAAGAAAAGTCTTGTGGAATAGCTGAACTGATAGCATTAGAAACAGTGCCTGTGTTTGTGGCTGCTGCTGGTATAGAAGTGCCCACGCCTTCGCCTGCACCTGAAGGCAAAGCGCCAGAAAAGTCTCCCACTTGACTATTGGGAAATAAAGAAGAATATTGTTGTTGAAGCGCGCCATTACTGACATCCGCAGCGGGAGTATACGCAGAAGCCGCAGGCATTCCCATACCACTCAACATGTTTTCAGCGCCCGCGCCACCATACGCAGCCAGACCCGCTTTAAGTCCTTGACCTAGATTACCTGAAGCCAATGCAGCAATACCACCAGTAGTGACCCCTGTTCCCAACATGGTAGCACCGGCACCCGCATCTGCACCCAAATAGCTACCAAAGGCCCCCATTGTTTCTGGAGCAAAAGCCATCAATGCTGCGCCAGCCAATGCGTCCACTAAGGGGTTTTTGGATAGATTAGCAATGCCTTTACCAGCTTGGCCAACGAGCGAATTACCCCCGGTCAAATCTGTACCGAGGGCCTTGCCAATATTGCCTGATCCTAAATCTTGTAAGAAGCCCATGTTTGCTCCGAGAATAAGTTGAAGTTTACCATTTAGCCTATTTTCCAGCTAGTACCATTTGAGTACACAGGCACAGTGTTTGTACCACCACCAGTAACAGTAGCGCCAAAAGTGGTGGTTGTTGAATCAGAAACAAAAGTTCTAGTTCCAACGTTAGATGTCGAAGCCGTTGGCAGCGTTGCCACGGTATAAATCGTTGTGTTTGTAATGTATGCGTTGGTCAATACTGTCAACACCGCGTTTAACTGGTTAAAGAATAAACGCAAAACCCCCGTCAGTTTGTCCATGTACAAACGATCGTACTGATCTGACGCCAACGGAAAGTTGGGTACGGCTGGGTTCTGTGGTTTGGTAGCCATTATCTGCGTCCATCCTCACGAATATCAAACCTTACAGCACCAAGCTGCCAAGTGGTGCCAACTTGGTTGGACTCCATCTTAAAGATCAACTGACGCCCACGAATCCTTGTGTACACAATACCAGTAAATTCATCCGTCACTGTGTAACTGGAACCTTGATAAGTCACAGTCTCAGTATTGCCCGTACCTGTGCCTGATCCTGAGCTGGCCAAAGGATAAAGCGTCATTGTTACTTGTGGAGTTGTGGTGCTAGTGTTTGACCCCGTGAATGTCAAGTCAGGAAGCATACGCCAGACAAACGAGAAATGATCCCCTTGCTGAATATCAAACTCAGAAGATTGAATATAAGCATCAATAGGGGCAGGAGTGCCAGTAGAGACGTCATCAACACCGCTTTCTTGGTTCATCAACATGCCTGTTGTGGCTGTTGCATTGTATGTAGCGCCAATTGGGTACGTTTGTAAAGTTGTATCCAACCATGCAGTACGGCTCATGGTTCCGTAATACCAGAGATTATCAATGTAGTTGTATACAACATAGTTGTTTGGCACAGTGTCTGTACCCGCGCAATAGAACCACCAGACTTCATTAAAGCCTTCAACCGTGCTGCAATACACTTGTTGATTCTGTTGAGCATTGATATTCTGAAACACGTAACGGCGCAGGTCACAATTAAGCGTTTGCACACGACCATCGTATTTATAGAATTTATCAACACCCATCCAATAGACCACGCCGTTTGCGTATGTGGCAGCATTGGGGCCAATGATGGAAATGTTTTCACCCAACAATTGAGACGCCCAAACAAAGGGAGGGCCAACGTATTGCAAGGAATATACAGCTTGGTCAGTAAGCACCACAATCTCTTGGCGTGTCTGAACGGTAGTCACAATTTGTGAACCGTGGGACAAACGAATACTGCCAGCTTGGTTGGTGATGTCTGGGTACCAGACCAGCGGATTGGCTTGATCTGACCAACGAATCAACATGGGATCCAGCACTGAAGACTGGTATGCATTTGTACCAAACACGATTACAAAACGCGAAGCATCTGATACTGTCAATACGTTTTGGTAAATAGGCACGTCACCAAGATCAGAAATGTAAACGCCAGAACCCGTGCTTGAAGTGTTTATTGCAGAACCGCCGGGCATACTAGACAAGCTAAATGAAGTGCCGGTTGAGTTGGTTACGTAGTACGTGGTGTTGGCAGACAAGCCACTGGGCATAGACCCCGTTGCATTCAATTGAATGCTTGAATTGTTGGGCAAAGACACGCCACTGGCTGTGACAACACCGGGGCTGGCACTTGTAACCGTGACCGTTCCCCCTAGAGAATTAAGCAAAACACCGGGGTTTGACGTGGTGTTAACAGCAGGTTGCCAATAATAAATCCCACCGCCACGTGGGCCGTACAATAAGTTTTCACCATAATTGTAGGCGTTCCAAATTTGAAGACTGCTTTTGGTTGTACCGCCTGTGCCCCAAACCCCAGAACCCCAACTGCCAGCACCCCATCCATTAAAAGGCGTTTGTGTTGCTGGGCCGGTATTAACTTGATACGTTGCAGTGACTGTG